CAAGCATCTAAGCCACCCATGTACAAGATGTTTTCTGACACACAATCTCAGGCACTAGAGGCTTGGTCAGCTAAACAACAGGCAACTCAGATGAGAGAGGAACTCCGTAGCCACATAAGTTTCGTGTACGGACCTTCGGCTTGGGACGAAATAGTACGTACTGAGGCTAGAATGCGTAAGGAACAACGAGAGTTGGTCTACAAGAAGAAAGAGTTTGTAGACAACTGCATCAACTGGTCGATAGGTATTCTTTTATTTCTCTCAGGTATAGCTGGTATTGCCTTGGTCTTTTACTTGGTAGGCAAACAACAAGGAAAGTGGTAATGGCTAAAGTAGATAAGTCAAAGATGAAGTGCAACAAACCTAGAAGCACACCTAATCACCCTAAGAAGTCTCATGTTGTCAAAGCATGTGAGGGTGGCAAGGAGAAGATCATTAGGTTTGGACAACAAGGTGTGAAGGGTAGTCCTAAGGGATCAGCCCGTAACAAATCATTCAAAGCTCGTCATGCCAAGAACATTAAGAAGGGTAAGATGAGTGCAGCATATTGGGCAAATAAGGTGAAGTGGTAAAATGGCAGCTCCTACTCCTACAAACAGAGCATTGTATAGTCGTGTGAAGACTGAAGCTAAACGTAAATTCAAGGTTTGGCCTAGTGCTTATGCCTCAGCTTGGCTCACCCGTGAGTACAAGAAACGGGGTGGTAAGTACAGTGGTACTACTGCAAACAAGGTGAGGAAGAAGTAATGGCTAAGGGTGTAAAACATTATTTAAGAGATGGTACAGAGCATAAAGGTGGTATGCACAAGATGCCAAATGGTCAGATGCATTCAGGTAAGACACACGGTAAAACCAGTAAACGTCTATACCACTTTAAAGACCTGAGTGCTACATCAAAGAAGAAGGCTAAGAAGTAATGGCTAAAGGTGGGCTAGGTAAGTGGTTTGGTGAACAGTGGGTAGATGTCAAAACTGGTAAGCCATGTGGACGTAAGAGTGCTAAGAATAGTAAACGTCCTTATCCAGCTTGTAGGCCAAAGGCTGTGGCTGGTAGTATAAGTAAGAAAGAAGCTCGAAAGAAAACAGGACCAAAGAAAGTTAAGTGGTCTACAACTGCATCAGGGAAGAAAAGGAAATAACTATGCCATACAAAAAAGGAAAAGTTAAGCCATACGAGTCTAAGACTAAGACTCCAATGAAACCTAAGAAGAAGCCAATGAAAAAGAAGAAGAAGTAATAAAGTTAAAGCCCCAAGGAGAAATCCAAGGGGCTTTTCTTTTAGTGTTAGGTAGACTCAGGCCACCTATAACATACATAACCTTTAACTATATAACCATTAGTCTCTACAAACTTGAATCCATCAGGCATTGTACTGAGGCATCTCTCCTCTGAATCTAGTACCTCAGGAAAAGCTACCGATACACAAGTTAGATTAGTTGTACAGGCAAGTATTATTGCTGAAAACATACTATGGACCTCCTTCCATTTCTTTGATTAGTCTAGCTAAGTACCACTGTGCTTTCTTTAGGTCTTCTAGGCAATTACCCTTGTACCTGTACCTGTGCAAATACTTCTTGACGTTACCCTCTAAGTATCCCATGAACATCATATAATCCATGTTGTCTTTCAGGTAGTCAATACATTCTATCTGACCATTACCGTAGTGTGCAGGTTTGTTTACTACATCTTCTGTCATCTCAGTCTCCACTTCAAATAAATAATACGTAGTGTCTGGTAGGCTGTAAGAGTAGGCCACATAATACAGAACATTAATACGTTTATCTCTTCATACGTAATATTAAGAATATCTGATAGCCAAACGAGAAACAAAACACAAGCATCAAAGATGTTATCTACCAATTCTATACCACTTCCAGCCATTGTAACCCCACTCGTTATTGTTTCTGTTTGTATCATTAGAGAGTTATCAACTCAGCTTTTGTATATGGGATGTGGAAGAACTTCTCACCTTTGACTATGTACCTACCCTTGGCTTCCTTCAGGCTTTCGTCAGTCAACAGAGTATCCTTGATGCGCCATGCTTGTTTGAAGTCAGGTCTAAAGATGTAGAAGTTAAGTACACCATCCTTATGTTTCTCCTTCAGTCTCTTCTTTCGTTCAGGTAGACGAACCTCAGCCCAGTGTGTAGGCCAGTCACCTTTCCATGCTGTCTTAACCTCTGCCTCGTTGTAGTATGTGAGGCCGTTCTTCTCTGAGACTACATCTACGTTGTAGTTCTCTTCGTTGTTTACGATGGTGTGACCATTGCTACTAAGATAACCTGCTAAGGCTTTACGGGCTGGTTCATCATAGGCTTCATACAAAGCCTTACTGAATGGCCTCTTTACCATGTTCATACTGGTACTCCATCAATTATATCTAGGAACTCTCTTAGATCAGTGTATCCCCCGATGTGTGTCCCATCAGATGAGAAGATTTGAGGTACAGTCTTGAAGTCTGCTTCCTTCATCAAGGAGAGTACCCACCTAGAACTATCTGTCTCTATATTGTACTCAACGTAACTTATTTCAGCCCCTTTCAAGAGAGCCTTGGCAGTATCACAGAAACTACATTGGTTACGAGTTAATATTGTGTACATGTTTAGTATCCTTGGTTAAGTGAGCAGTTTAGACACATGCTCAGGTGTAGATTATTTATGTTAACATGTCAATGAGAATTGTCACAGCCACTGTTATTGCTAATAGTTCAAACATGTTTTCTCCTTTCTTATATTAGGTCTACGATTTCACAACTATCTCCAGAACAAGCCAAGGTTTGGCTACCTGCCGTATTGTCTTCATTCTCATACTCCGATAACTTAGACCAGTCAATCCTTGTAGGCATAACAGATGTCAACATATCGTAGTCTGACTTACCACACTCTTGATAAGGTGCTTGCTGGTAGGTGTGCTCATGGTAAGGCAAGAAGGATACACCTGACATCTCATCAAAGTGTTTGTACACGAATGCACCTACCTCAAACCATTCATCCTTCTTGACGTTGATTGTTACAGAGGGTTTATGTTCACACCAGTTACGTTGGTAGGCAAGCCACATCTCAAGTTGTTCTACGGCTGTCATATCAGCTGTGACTACAGCCCCTTCAGGAGCCTTCTGTGGGAAACTAAACACAGTCGTAGTATCAGGTTTACCTCTTTCGGGTTCATTAGGTATACCTTGATCCTTCATAAACTGTGTCACTGGGTCTTTGTTGTCACCTCTGACGGTACGGATGTAGTAACGAGAGTGACGAGCATGGATACCACTTGCTGAGTCAACGAGTTGGGAGACTGTTCCTGATGGCTTAACACAGGTGACAGCAGCAGATACAGGGATACCAAGTTTAGCAGCCCACTCGGCATTAGTATCAACAGCAACTTGTTTAAGGTGTGTTAGTGTCTTACTCAATCCTTTGTTCTTCAAAGTCATCAGAGGATTGTCCATGATACCTGTCAGGGAGACACCAAGCAGACGTTCTTCTGCTGTGTTATCTGTCCACTGTTTACGTAGATAAGGAAACTTAGTGTAGGTTGATTGGATCGTACCTAAAATAGTAGCTAGACGTACCTTCTCCTCTAGTGTCTCAAGAGTATCTGTTGCTCGTACTACACACTCGGTTAAGTTACAGAACTGTGATGGACGTAGGATAATCTCAGAGCATGGGTTGGTCCCGAACTCGTAGTTAGGATCACGGCGTCCATTCTTAGCTGCCTGTGCCTTAGATGCCTCACGATTAAAGATACCTCGTTCACCACTACCACTCTCAACCAAGGCCATCCACTCTCGCATGAATGAAACAGCATCAGGTTTTTTAGTATAAGCCACGGAGTTGTTAGCTAGTGTTCGTTGACCTTCACGTACAATACCTAAAGCTGGGTCATCCCACCATTCACCTGACTTAGCATGACGCATACGGTCATCACTTAGGTCAGACAAAGAGATCATAGCTGATCGACGTACACCTCCTACAACAACTACCTCACCAATCTTACACATGATGTCATGACACTCAATAGACTCTAGTTTACGGCCCTGTGCTTCCTTGAAGGTACGGACAGTAAAGTTAAATAGATCAACCAAAGGTGCTGGACCTGAAGCACGTCCACCGAATGTCTTGAGTGGAGCACCAGCTGGACGAACCTTAGATACATCCCATGTAGGGATTTCACCACTGTACAGGAGTGCAATCAATTGACGAAGAGCCTTAGCCCAACCTTCCTTACTGTCCTTAACGACGATGTTAGTCTCACTGTCGAACAACTCAGGGACTTCAGGGAGCTTAGTAACGGACTGACTCTCGACGGAGAAGCCAACACCAGTACCACAGAGCAAGATAAACATAGCCTCATCGAAGGATTTAAGGTCATCTACGGCTAGGTAACTACAGTTGTACATGCATGTGTTGTCTCGGTCAGCAGCTGGGCCAGCAGTCATAAGTGAACGCATGGAAGGCATTACCTCAAGGCCAAGGATAGCTTGCTCTAGTTTGTACTTAGTGTCTGGGTCAACCATGTCTCGGATAATATTGACTGAGAAACGTGTGACAGTATCGTCCCATGACTCACGTCCTGTATCGTCGTAGTACTTGGCATACCGTGACTTATGAATGAAAGACTGGTAGTCTGTTGGCAGGTGGTTGTTCATCTGTTATCTCCTGATCCTTGAAGGACACCACGGGATGCCCTGTCCTCTAGCTTGTCTACGTTTCTATGTATGACTTCTTGAAGATCACTACCAAAGTAATTAGCTATTGCTGTATCGTAGAAGAGGACATCACCTAGTTCATTTACGATTTCTCCCTTCTTGATAGTGGAGCCATCACGGATCATCTTCTTGACCTTCTCTGCTACCTCACCTGCTTCACCTACTAGACCGAGTACATTCTCAATCAATCTAGTCTCACCCTTTGTTAGTATCTTACCCTCAACAAAAGCAGAGTATTCTAAGGCAGAGACATCACTCCCTTTAAAGGCATCAATATCGTCTTGGCTAATCATCCTTCTTCAATCCTTTTCCATTCTTTTATTTCTTCATCTAGGTTTATGTAGTCATCAAAGTCTATAAGCCCTTCGTCCAGTAAGAACTTAACTACGTACTCTTCTGTTATTTCATTCTCTTCTAGTAGATGCATTAGACCGTAGTTTTCTACTAAGGCTTTTAATTTAGATTCGAAGTCAAACATTTGTACTCAATCTCCACAGGTTCAGGGCTACGGTTAATTGTGTGGGTGTCTTTGTATGCCTCAGAAAAGCTAGAGTAGTAAACGTCTACCTCTGCCCAAGAGTTATCTGGAAACAAACCAAGACAAATATTATAGCACATTCCATCTTCTTCTTCAAATGGTCCTTCTATAAATTTGTGTATTTTTATTGTTGTCATTTGAGCCACTCCTCAGGAATTAGTTTATCAGCATAAAGGAATCCGTTTTTGTCACACCACATTCCATAAGTTGTCTTCGATCCTTTGTTGATCTTAGCCCTAGAGTTGCTGAATACAAAACGAATGTCAAGTTTTGGATACTGTTTCTTTATTAAAAAATGTTTCTTTCTATCAGCTAGAATAAACCTACCTTTAGTTTCTATGATGACTCCATTAGGTAACTCGAAGTCAGGTGTGTAGGTTCTAAACTCATGTACTTCATACCTGATCTTAAACTTTTCATACTTAAAGGGAATTGATAACTCCTGAAGTTGTTTAGAGACTCTGTCCTCAAGGCCAGACCGATAGCCATACTTGATACCATACTTTTTAGAACTCATTTCGATCCACCTCAAATGCTCTCGGCTCAGAGACTACATCAACCAAGTGAACTGGTCCTGTGCTGTACAAGAAGGTACGAGCCTCAGGCCAGCAGATACGATTGAACTCACAGTAATTACAAGAGATAGATAACTTAGTATTAGGGCTAGTCTTTGACTGAGGTATTGGAGCTATACGATCCTCAGGGATAGGACCAGTCACCATCTCTTTTGTTTCCGACATCTCTTGTTCTTTAGTCTTTAACTCTTCCGTAAAGTCATAGACATCTAGGCAGATGTGTCCGTTTACTTTGTCAATAACTAGGAAGGCTCCAGCTGTCTTGTTGGTAACCAGAGGATCATCCTTAGCTGCATACACATAGGAAGATAGCTGAGAGATGTAACCAAAGGGATCATCATTTCGTAGGTTACCTTCCTTGAACTTCTTGAAGGCAAAGGGAGAGGCTGACTTAACG